CTACAACAGGCTTATATATCGCCCCTTCTGCACCTACTATATATAGCTCTATGTTATTCTGATTCAGCATCTTTTTGCTGTTAAGAGGGTTTTCTCTAAAATCAACACTTGCACCTATATATGACATAGTTTGTGCGGAAGTTATAGGAACAGATGTTGAATTGTTACTTTCGCCGCTGTCCGAACCGTCAATCGAATAGTTACCGCTTCGCATTTTAGCGAGATTATCTTGTCCCTCGCTGTCACTTTCAACACCGCTTCCCAAATCTGCGCTCGCTACATCTCCGCCTGTCAAATTCTTGTATACAGCAGATACGCCCCCATACCATTGATTATTGGTGCCGTATGGGTCGTTAGCTGCTCCAACAGGACAATATTTTTCTTGTATCTGTTTAAAATTTAATCCTTGATGTAGATAATTTCGTGATATATTAGATATACATTTAGTCAAGCCTTGCTCCAAGCTGTCAAATTTTGTGAATATCATAGAGCCGCTTCCTGACATATATCCAAAGAAATTATAGTTCCTTTCAGCAGGTCCGTAATCACCGTAAGAACTTTCAAAGCATGCTATAGAAGCCGCAAATGCAGGGTTAACTTGATATGCTATACATATTTCGCAGAATAATTTCCCCTGATTTGCAAGTCCGCCCTTAAATATTTCGTTCAATTTATCCGCTGTAACAATATCAGACCATGTTTTTAAATTCAGTGACGGCTTGCTGCTGTTTAAACCGTTAAACGGCGGCGTTACGTAACAGTAATCAGAAACATTGCGTGTGTTGGAAGCAACACTATCGCTAGAATTCCCCTCTACACTTTGGAAACTCCCGTTTATAGCGTCTGTTCTTACTATTCCTACATGTTCATTACCATTGGCTCCTTTTTGACCAACATAATTTCTAATAAATAAATCTCCAGTCTTTGGTGAATAACTATTTCCTTTAGCATGAAATGTTCCTTTTCCCTCTTTTTCTGCCATATATGCGAAAGCTGCTGCCGCACCTTGTGTTCCATAATCATTAATTCCAGCTTCTTTTAAACACCAAGACACAAAATACGCACACCAAGGGTCACCGGTACTGTCATATTCTTTATATATACCGCTATTTTCGGTATATCCTATTTCCTTTTCTGCAATTTCCACTAACTGTTTTGCTGTAGCCAATTGCGTTCACCTCTTTTTTGCACAAAAAAGACACCCAATAAGGTGTCTTGACAAATATTCATTTTGTGTTATAATAAAGCTAACGAGTGATTGGGTTGAATCGGTCACTCCGCTAAGTTAATACTTGGGAAGTGCCGTCTTACCGCTAGGGCGGTTATTTCTTTTTAAGAACTATTAAGGTGAGAAGTATTATGTAAAATACTACAATTACTTCCGCCATAATATCAACTCCCCTCTTTGGGAAGTCAGAATAACCGCCAATCACCCATCAGCTTATTTATTATAACAAATATATTTTATTCTGTCAATTTATACCATAAGATACAAAGACACTTTTTATGACCACTTATCATTGAATTGTTGCAATATCTGAATTGTATCATATGGGCTTTTATTTATCATCGCTTCAATTTCTAATTCTCCACTAAGTTCGTTTTTTTCAATTATTACATAATTTTCATCTTTTTTTAATACAGGAGTTCCTTCTTTATATACTACAGCATAAGAATTTTCATTTTTTCTATAAATTGATAAATCTTCATTTAGATAATCAAGTGTAAATCCACAATTAACCAATAAATTAATATAACCATCTATGTTATTTTCATCATACGGATAGAAATATATATAATTATCACTTACTCCGTTATTTTCTATAAAATCTTTATAGTCTATTCCTATATATGCACCATAATCAGGTAGCCACGAACATTTATAAAAATCATAATAAACAACATTATTCTGCTCTTCACCCGAATATTGACTTGAGGTATTTATTATAACATTGTTGTTTCGAAAATCAACGTCAAATTTATTTGTAGCCTGTGCTATATCCCTTAACTTGAAATAACTGTAACCGTCAATGTTATAACCTTGTATCTGCTTCGGTTCACCGTTAACATATATAGAATAAGGATTATCATATATCTGATTTACAGCATACGCACCCACCAGACTACTTATAATTACACCAATCAATAAACCGCAAATAAATTTTTTCATAAAAATACCTCCCATATAATATATTGTAGTTAATATATCATATAAGGAAAATATTGTCAATTATATTTATTATAACGGGATATAGTTTTCAGGTGTAGGACAATCTTTTCCAAAAACACCAGCACGTGCAAAAATACAAATTTGACGTATCATGTCATAAGTTAAGCCTAGCTCTCCGCTGTTGCCGCCTTTCAAAATACCATTGTCAATAAGATATTCGACAGTCCCTAAAGCATGAGATGGGAAATTTTTATCTAAATAGTTATATACCATTCGGCTTTCTATTTCAGACAATAATTCCTCATTTTTCTGCATTTCGGCAAGAACAGCCTTCGCTCTGTCTTTAGCGTTGCTTATAGCTGTATATGGTGTTTTATATTTATCAGGCACGTTTCCGCTTGTATAATCCTGGTCTACCCAATACGCTATAGCCTCCGCTATACTGTCAGCTATAACATTCCTTGTCTCTTCGTTATATAATAATCTAGCGTCATTTGCGTTATTTATTCGCCCTACGTGAGCCGTAACACCGCACATTATTTTTTCATTTTCGTTGATAGGCAAATATCTTGTAAGCGTTATAGGTATTTTATATTCGGGCATATCAGTATTTTTCACAACTGTATTAAGTATAGTATCAGCCAAACTATAGCTCCATGCGTTCCACGTATCATTATCAATACCCGGTGCATTTCTATTTTCATAATGACAGCTTATACCTCTTTCTGTACTGATCTCTTTATTCCCGGACGGTTCAGAGCCTATCCCCAAATAAATGTAGTAAGGTGTCTGCTCTCCTCCATTGTCCCATAATTTTTCGCTCTCATTCAGACGTATGCGCAAGCTCTCCCACATATCTTCACTTTTTGTAGTTTCTTTTGTTTCACGGCTTAAATGAGTTTCAAAAGATGAATATTTATGTGAGTTCATAAAGGTGTAATTATCAAGTGTTTCAGAAACTCTTTTTGCCACAAACCAGTTCATGTCTTGTTCACGCACTCCATAAAATGAAGCTCCTGCATTATTACCGCTGTAATCTCTCAGAGGGTCAATATACACTCTGCAAACACTCATTTTAATCCCCCCAACCCTTTTCATCTTCCGGGGTAGGGCAATCGTTACCGAAAGCGCCTGAACGGGCAAGAGCCGCTAAAATTCTTAGCATATCATAGGTTAATCCAAGTTCTCCGCTATCGTCACCTTTAAGCCACCCTTTAAACATCAAAAAGCGAACTATAGGTCTAAACTCCTGCGGCATATTTTTATCAACATAGTTATATATCATATAACTACTCATGGCGTTTAACCTGTTCTGATGTCCCATAACAGTCTGCATAATGCTTTCGTACTGCGTCACTGTCAATCCCTCCTCGGTTATCTTATTTACATCTTCTGCTTGCAACTTATTGCTTTCAATATTATTGTTAGCGTTATATTCATCTATATTTCCGAAACTATCATCAGTAAGCCGTATAGACATACCGGGAAATATTTGAGGTGGCAACACTTCCCTCTTTGCACATTCAGCATCTATGTTTTCTTTATTTATTGCGTATAAATAATCAATCAGATTTTGGTCTGCCCGCCCAAATTCTCTCATGGCTATAGTAGCTAAAGTGTCACCGTCTTTTACATCTACAACCCTGTTTATTCGCTTATCTGTACCCCGGACTACCGTATAATGTAATCCGTCATCATCTTGTACAACGGTCGCCGTTGAATACTGCCGATACTTTTTAAAATTTAACTCTACTTTTATGTCCTGCCCGTTTTCCGCCTCTTCTGTTACTGTATAATCTTCGAGAGTTACAGTTTCATTTGTGTAATATGTATCTTCACCGCTAGGCATTTCTCTGTATATATCAAGCTGGAACGGCAGAAGTTCACTTTTTAGATAAGAGAACAATTCTAAATAGTGTAAAGGTGGCAAAAAACCGTCCTCATAGCTTGCATATGGACGGTCTGTGCAAGGCAATTCAATTTCAAACGAGAACTCTTTCAATCCCTCTTTTTTAATTATGTTTATTTCTCCGTCATCTGCTAATTCATATGTTTCATTTTTGTTAATAATCTTTGTTGTATAGGTTGATGGGGGGACTGGTAATTTAGTCCCCGCAATAAAAAAAGAGTAAGCCATTACGCTAACACTCCCTTCCAAACGACTTGCGCATTTTCTTCCATACCCCTTGACAATTTCTTAATCAACGTGTCTGTATTTTCTCCATTCTGCATAACAATATCATTATCCTGTTTAATGTTAACCGGAACTTTGATAATTGTATTATTAGTAGTTTTACTCGCTATTGTCTCACGCATTGCGCTAAAATCTTTTTTTCCTGAATAATCGCTTGATAAATTAGTCTTGAGGTCAGGTATTGAGTTAGCCGTAACCACTGCACCCATATTAAGTGATGTGTTTTTGATAGCGTTTATCTGGTCTGCAAGTCCAAGATTAAAGCCCTCAAATGTAAAGTTACCAAGTTCACGCATTACCTTTGACGGCGAATTTATATTAAAGAATTGTTTTATAGCCCCAACTGCTTTTTCTCCCAACTCCTTAATCTTACTTGTAACACCGTTTATTTTATCCGCAATACCTGTTATAAGACCGTCTATCATTTCATGTCCCTTTTGTAAAAATTTATCCTTCAAGCCGCCAAGATAATTAAGTATTTCCGTAAACTTGTCTTTAACATTGTTGTATATTTCAACAACCTTATTTCTTACAGCTGAGAATATGTTGTTCCAGATATTAGAAACAGTGTTGAATATACTGCTTAACACGCCCGAAATTGCATTATATATACTGTTCCATATGCTCGACACTGCACCCCATATTGAGGACAACACACCTAAAACAGCAGTATATATAATATTCCATATACTTGTTATAATGTTCCATATAGAGATTAGTACACCCGAAACGGCGTTATATATTACGTTCCACACATTACTTATTACGTGGGATATACCCTGCATTATGGTTGAAATTATTGTCCATATCACAGTGAATATCGTGCTTATTAAATTCCATATAGCCATAACTATCGGAGAAATAGTGTTCCATATTGCTCCCCAAAATGTAGAAACAACAGTATACATACTGTTCCAAATACTGACAAAGAAATTTTTTATCGTTGTAAATATCGAAACTATGCTATTCCACAAACCTGTTGCACCGGAAACAATCTTATCCCAAATTCCTTTGAAGAAATCTGTAACATTGTCCCAAGCACTTTTAACACCTTCCCAACAAGCACTCGCCGCATCTTTTATTTCGTTCCAATGTTCGACGACTAAAACTATCCCAGCCACTAATAAGGCTATAACCGCTATAATAGCCAAAACAATCCAAATGACCGGATTGGCATATGAAGCAATATTAAAAGCCCACATAGCTACAGTCATTGCACCAATAGCAACAGAAAGCCCAATAAAAGCCGCCTTAACTATATCTTGATGGTCTAATACCCACGTTATGACGTTCATAATTACATCACTGACTGTCGCCATTGCTTCGGCTATTTTACCTATGTATTCTTCCAGCCTTCCATTATTTGCAAGTTCGTTTATTTTTTCAAGAACTGGCTGAAATGCTTGCATAGCTCTATTTTTAAAATTTGTCCACAACTGGCTAAATGTTAATGGCATACTAGCAAATTTAGCGTTTGTTTCATCAGCACACTCTAATAGTGCATTTTTTACCGTTTCAGCTGTTATTTGTCCTTCTGCTGCCATATCTCTGATTCGTCCTATTGGCACACCCATATAATTCGCTATACTTTGAATCAATGTGGGCGCTTGCTCAAATATACTGCGTAGTTCATCGCCCCTAAGAACTCCAGATGATAGTGCCTGTGTTAACTGCAATGTTGCATTTTTTGTTTCCTCCGCACTCGCACCGGATATAACGAATTGTTTATTCACTTGTTCAGCAAAATCAACGATTTGTGCAGTGTTTTCAAACGCATCTTTTGCATTTAAGCCAAGTTTAGACACCAGGTCAGCCGTATCTTGATATGAACCTCTGGACTTTTGGGCAGAATCAAAAATTCTATCTTGTAATTCTTTAGTGCTTTGAAGTCCATCATTCATTAAATCAAGCCGAGCCTTTGTTTGAGACATGGTATCAGATAATCCGATGATTTGTTTTACTCCCATAACAGAGCCTACAGCCGCCGCTACTTTTCCTAGCACACCAACCAAACTATTACCGGAAGAGGAACTTTCTTTCATTGATGTTGCAAGCTGTTTAAATTTTGATACACCTGTAGTAGTTGCGCTTACAATTTTACTTTTTACGTTTGTTAGGCTTGTCACAAGACCTCTTAATCCTTGAGTAGATTGCGTTGTGGCTGTAGAAAATCTTTTAGTTGAGTTTACAGCTGAATTCATTGAGCTTGAAACTCTGGATATATTAGCTGATGATTGACCAATAGTCTTAACAGCATTTCCGGCAGATGTTGACGCTGTATTCAACTTTTTAGCGCCCTTTTCTGCTCCGCTCAATACTGTTTTTACGTTTGATAGTTCAGAACGTGCAGCTGCAATTGACTTTGTATCTACAAGATTTCCAGGTATATTCTGCATTCTCTCGAAACTGGAAATTAAGATATTCATTGCATTATACATTGATTTAATAGGTGCGGTAACTTTATCCTGTATTTCTATTGCTGTTTTCAGTGATTCCCCTATAATAACCACCCCCTATTTCTTTTTACTGTTCTTTTTATTAATCTTTTTTATCTCCTCCTGATTTATCTCAATACACGCCGCAATGAAAGCCTGTTCTTTTCGGGACAAGTTTAAATATTCTCTAGGCAAAAGGTGGAGTTCATGCAGACAGTAATAAGCATAGTTACTGTCTGCGTCTCCACCTTTTATTAGTTTTTTGCTTCTTTTACCTCATCTTCAAATATTTCATTAAAACCGTTTACATCTAATAATTTGTTAGAAAGGGCTGTGTACTCTCCGCTTGTTAACATATTCCCCAAAACATCTTCTGCACAAGAAACACCATAAGCGTCCTGTATGTCAATCTCGTTCAAATCCGGCTTAACAACACATTTTGCCATCATCTTCTTCGTGTATAATGCAGCATCTAAATCAAGACTTGACACCCCTCTTCTGCCGGAAGCTTTTTTTATCATACAATCGGTTTGCAGCAATTCGCTTTCTTTTGCCGAAAGTGCTCTAAGTTCCCATTCTAAAGGATTGCCGTCATCATCAACGAATCTGTTGCTTACCACAAATTTTATATTTTCAATTTTCTTAGGATTCAAAAACCCTTTTAATGTTCCCATATTTTATACCTCCTATATATTAATCGTTTATTATAAATCCCGGTAAGTGAGTGAAATTATGGACAATTTCAAAGTCCTCAAATGTGAAGTCCATATCTTCATCAAGATACCCACCGTCAGCGTCAAATTTTGCTAAAATACCGCCGTCTATATTACAGTCTTTAAGTATTACTATTTGATACCCAGCGTCTGATGTTGGGTCACAATTTTCAATTGCTATGTCAAAATAAATATCTTTTCCAGTATCCTTATACTCAGCCATCATTTCCCTAAAAATTGACGCGTTATAATGAAATGTTGCTGACCCTGTTCCCTTCCAACCTGTAGATTTATTCCCCTTACCTGTTTTACCGAGTATTGGAATTTCTTCTTTTGTTTTTTCAAAATTGGCTTCAAGATTAATCGCCTGCATAAAGTTATAACGCTTAGTGCCATTAGTTATTGTACACTTTCCTAAATTAGCTTGCAGACTGTCCTTAGCTTTCATCACTACATTGTTTGCTATATTGTAGTCTTTTTCATAATCCATTTATTTTCCCTCCTTACGAAACGTAAACAGTCATATATAGCTGTCTCATGGCTTCAATTGTTGTAATTGTATCAGTAACAATTACAGACCCTTTTTTATCTCCTGCCTCAACTGTAATATCAGAAGATGTAAAGTTTTCTATTGCTCTTAAATCCCTCAAACCCTCGTGTATTTTTACAATGTCATTTTTTAGTGAGGCTCTGCCCATATTGTCATTTGGCGATATTCCTAAATATCTTGTGTTGAAAAGAACAGCTATGTCATTAGATATTTGGTCTGTTACCCGTATAGTTTGATTACGTTTGAAATCTTCCGATTTACCATCGGTTACAGTTACAAGACTGTTAATATCATCAAGCACACGTATCTCGCTTCCAACTCTATGAAACGCCAAAAATCCCGACTGAATAAAGTTGGATAGCTCTGTCTGTGTATAATTTGTGCCAACGGTATATTCCCCATCATATTCAACATTTGTTAGAGACCCATTTACACGGCATGCTGCTTCTGCTCCACCTGTCCAATAAACTAATTCATATGCAGCTTCCGAGCCATCAGTGACCTTGTTAGGCACTCTGATACAGCCCTCATAATCTGCTGGAATTTCGTTTTCGGGGTCATGTATAACAACCTGGAATTTAATACCGTTTTCATCTCTTAACCGCTTCACATAGTTGACAAACAATTTTTTATCTGTTGTCTGTGTCAATGTGCAAATAAGAATATTAAACGAATAAGATTCTAACGAATCCAAAGCATTTTGTATTGTGGTTCCTGATGAGGTCCCTTTAGTGCCGCCGGATAAAGAACTCCCGGCTGTTACAGTTGGAACAACATTCTTTTTAAAATTAACATAATCATTATCAATAAGTCCGTTGTTTTCTGTGCTTGCTGATGTAATTTTTTCTATTTCTTGAACATCAACAACCGTACTGTTAAAAATTGTTGAAACAATAAAACGGTTTTCATCATCTACCGATTCTTCAATTTTTATTTTATATTGGTTCCCAGCTTCACCCGGATATTTAGCGGTTGCATATGTGTTTGTTGCTTTCTTACCGCCTTCGCAAATATTATAAAAATACACAGTGTTCGCCCTGCAAAATATCTCTCGTATATTTTTCATTTTTTCTGAGGTGTACTCATAGCCAAAAAATTTTACAGAATTTTTTTGAAAGTCCGCAGCTGTTACCTCAAAAACTCCATCAGGAGAATAATCAAGCTCCATTGGTACAGCTACATAACCCCTATCAGACAAAGCAGCTGTCGCATTGCCAGTTGATATTACGTTGATATACGACCCCGGCAAGACTTTGTTCATTGTTGTGAAAGTGCCTCCACCTAGCATTATTTTTTACCTCCGTTCATATATTTTTTTATTGCATTTTCAACCTCCGAAATTGTATAGTATTTCTTCTCATCTAATAAGACATTAAGCAAATCACGCCTATTTTTGTATTTTGCAGACTGCAAAATAGTGGATTTATTATATCTGTCTTTTACTTCCGTTTCCTCCGGCTTTTTAATCGCCATATTCCATACCTCCATTAATTTCTAAATTATTCATATATTCATTATCGGTCTTAACAATTTTCATCGGCACGTCATAATTGACAAAAACATGCAGCACGTCTTCAACAATCTGAGAGTTGATATTAGACCCATACAAATAACTCTTATCCTGTACTTGAATAAATGTAAGGTTTATCATCAACTTGTCTGCAATCTCTAACATCTCAGACCGACTGCCTGATTTTCCGGGAAAGAAATGTATATCAAATGACTGTTCGTGATTATATCTCAAACCTAGTGAAACCCTGTTTCTGACAGATAAATTGACAATATAAAAACAGGGCTTTTTCAAGTCCTGTTTTATTTCCTCAGTATATATTTTATAATTTTCTCCAAACAAGCTATAAAGCTTATTTGATATTCCTGCAATTGTCTCATTAGTCAAATAATTCACCCAATTTCTGCAATAACCGCTTTTCTAATAATTGTGGGACAATCCTTTCTATTTCTTTTTCAGCATTTGTCAACATGAACCGCCCGGTTACCCAGCCTTTATGATTGGTTGTCCTGTGTCCATATTCGACATACATAGCATAATCAGCTGTATTGTACACAACCGAACACCAAACATTACCGTTCTTTCTAGCAGCTTCCATTTTCCACGAGCGTTTTAAATGTCCTGTATCCACAGGCGTGTTTTGTTTTGTCATACGTAACAATCGTGCGGCAATTTCATTACAACATTCTTCTGCTAATCTGTCATATTCTGTATTTGTTAATTTACCTAGATTATTCCTAAAAACTTTTAAATCATTAAAATTACAGCGTATCATTAAGACCAATCCTCCACCAGAGATAAAATAATTTCTTGATGATATGTGTACATTGCTGGTGTGCCGCTTTTTTCGTATGTGTTTGTCATATCGTTTTGGGTAATAACAAGCCTTGACCCCTCCACTATTTCTATTTCAGGAGCACAGAAAAGTTTTATTTCCTGTACAGTTTTAAATGCACCGTCCTGTTCAGAAACTTTTGAAATTGTCTTAAAAGATATCCTGCATGGTATATCTTTGGCTAAGACTACATCATTTTCTATTTCGGTTATTTTGGTAACTTCGTTAAACACGCTTTTATTTCCGTACACGGTCATTCTGCCGTTCCACATGCTTGTAATTGCATTCTGAATCTGGATAGCTGTTGGCGTTTTAATCCTCATTTACCACACCAGCTTTCTATGTCTTATCAAGCAATTGTAATCAGGGGAACGGAGTTCGTTTACCATTTTAAGAAATCTTTGCTCTGCTGTTGATGTTCCGTTAATGTTGAAATCAAGTTTTACATCTCCTTCCAAAATTGACGAACACGCTACCTCAAAATCAAAACTATCCGGCAAATTTCCGCTATTATATTTTTGATATAGGAACTCACCACATACGCTATGTATGAATGTATGTTTTAAGTCCTTAGGTATTTGAGAAATGTTGCAAAACCCTTTTATATGCTGTTCAGCATTATCAATAATAAGATTTATAATCATCTCATCAGAACCGTCAAATTCGTTGTAACCATAACTTTCAAGAGCTGCATATATTTCTTCTAACATATCCGTTCCCCCTTTCGTTTACGCTAATTTAACCTTGCTTATAATCAGGCTTTCAGGGGACGGGAGAACCGGAATAAATACACCGCTCGCTTTTGTCCAAACCGCTCTAGGGTCTGGTGTCTCCCACTGTGTCAAGGTAATATACTGCTGACTTGACTTTTCTGTATAAGGTCCCATATCCTCCTCTTCGGGAGTGGGTCCCCAAAGTCCGGTACCTATAGAACCGTCTAGACTTTGAAATAAAATAAATACATCTTCATCTATATAACGCTTTGTCTTGTATTTGTCTTTTGTGATTTTATATCTGTATCTATCATCGTTTACAGTTATTGTAAAGCCAAACATATTACTGAGCATTGTATTAAGCTGACCGAGCGAAACAAAAGTTCCAACTCCATTTACACCATACATAGCCGTCTGTACTGCCTTATTTTTGCATATCAAGGTTACTATCTTATTACTTGCAACACATCTGTTAACAGTATGACCGTTTTCTTTCGCAATATCAATCATTGACCGTATGTCCCCTAAAATATCAGCTTCGGGAGAACTCCAATCTACTGACATTCTATTTTCTTTAGGCACTCCATAATCAATGGTAAAATCAAGATTATTTTCCTTAACTGTCAGCTTACCAGTTGATAACGCTTCCATTTTTGCCACTTCAGTTCTTGTTTTTACGTTATCAGCAAGACGACCCATATCGTCAAATACATATGAAACCAATGCTTGCTCAGATACTCCGGTCTTTAGATACATTCGAGTTTTTTCAGACTGATTAATCTTTTCTTTAATCAATAATTTCTCAATTGTTACCTTTTCTAACGTCGGTCTTGTGCCTATTGCCGCTTCTGTATCAAAACCATGTACTTGCGCCATTGTTGGCAGATTAAGACCGTCAGTCAGTCTAAAATACTCAGCTTCTAAGTGCTGTGTCTTCAAATCAGGAAATAAAGTGTCCCCTAAATAGTTTCTCTGTATAGACAGATTTTGCGAAAATGACAATCTGTCTTTGTCTGAAATTAATTGTAAAATATTCATTTATAGTCCTCCTATACTAATTCTATTGGTACAGTAATCACAGCTGTATTTGTGCCGTCTGATACAGTGCAATCAACCGTTGTATTACCTGCCGTTACCTTAGTTGCTGTAACCTTATGAGTTGAAGACGACAATGCAACTGTAGCTACTGCCGAATCAGTGTTGCTGTCATCAATAGCAGTAATCGTTAGCTCACCACTTCCGTAGGCTATATCGCTACCGCTGAACGCGGTTGTTCCTGCTGTATACTCTTTGGGTTCAATTGGTTCTCTCATGATTACAGGTTCGTCAACAAAAACAAACCCCAATGCTGTAAGTGCTGTTTTTGCCGCCGAACTCAACGGAGTATGCAGTCTATTTTCTAAAACTCTTCCTGCAACCATTAGGCTGGCCGGTCTTACCCCATTGTCAGAGCCAACAGTTACGTCTACATCTTCAAAAATAAGACCTTTTGCGGTTGAATCATTCGCTGGATAAGGTGTACCGCCTTTCACCGTTTTATATCCATATTCATCAGCTTCAATATTTGCGTTGTCTACTTGTGCCGTTTTAAGCACCAAACCTACTTCCGATTCTAAAAAGTTAGGTCTAGTTTCTGTTCTTTTTATTGTTGTTAAAGCCATTACTTTCACTCCTATTCATTTTCGTTATTTGTAACGCCAAATTTAGCATTATATTTTTGTGCGTACATTGAGCCTACACTATCATCGTCAGACTGACCGCTTCCGGCACCTGGTACTTGCACAGGATTAACACCCTTAAATTTACCCTTGCTCGATTCGTCGGAACCGAAAAGAAAACTTGTTGTATCATCTTCTGCTAACGCTTTGATTTTATCGTCTATATCCTTGATATTGTCATTATCAAGTTCTAGTTCATCTAAATTAAAAAACGCCTTTACAGCCTTAATATTTTTAGCTTTAGCGTCTATCAAAGCTTTATCAAGAGCATAATCAATTTTTATATTCCTAAGTTCTTTTTCGTGATTTTCCTGTGCGGTTTTGTTTTCGTTCTTTAATGTCTCAATTGTATTTTCCAATTCCGCAACATCTACATTGTCCAACCCGTCCAGCTGGCTCTTTAATTCTTTTGCTTTTCGTTCCGCTTCCTTTTTATCCTCATTAACTGCGTTAAATCGGGAAAGCGGTACATAACTGTCCTTTATTTCCTCATTGTGAGCTTTGATAATTTTTGTTATATTTTCATCTTCTATCCCAAGCTCCTTTAAAAATGCTTTATCCATTAAACACTACACCTTTCTTGATTACATTTTTTATACGCGGTATAGTCCGCGGCTATCAGTCTTGTTCTTTTACGTCTGCAATACCAAAAAGACGAATTTTGCACATAAAAAAAGAGCCTTATGCGGCTCAATCATTATTAAATTTATTTCCAGTTGGCTCTCTTGCCATTAACTCTCAACCTCCCTTTTCGACCAATACATATTGACATACACCATCTTTATATGCTGCGCACTCTTCGCCGTCACACTTTCCAAAAGTAGAAGCGGTACACGTCGTTATTTTATTTTCTATTAGACTTCCGTCTTCGTCATAGATATATTTTGATGTTGTATTTTCAAATCTATTATCTTTATACGGGCACTTCATCTTTTGCCCCCCAAATATATAAATATTAAACAGAAAACTAGGAATATAAAGAATACAGTCAGCCAAATATAACTCGGTATGAAAACTATACTCCAACTCCAATTTAATAAATTGAACACCTTGCAGATAATAAAGACTACTTGTAAAATCGGTAACGCCCATTTAATCATAATTTCACCTCTGTTTTAAAGCATAATAAAAGCTCCGATAAATCGGAGCTTATTTATATTTCAGAATTTTGATAATAGAGGTCATCATATAGCCTTTGCAATAATATGCCCTCTTCGTTAATGTCGTAATTCTCATCAAAACCAATTTCTGTTATTTTATCATCTAAATCTAACAGGAGTTGATATATTTCAGTATATGACTTTTTCAAATATTTTTTCACAAGTTCTTTTTGTTTTTCAGTAATATTCATCACTTAAACCCCTTTCTTCTAGTTGTTGGGTTAACCTGTATTAACACTCCGGTATCAGGATTAACAGTAGCCGTTAATAAGTCGCCAATAAATCTTTGGCTTTTTCCATTCTTCAACTTTCTAATATCACCTAATCTTGCAGGATTTTGAAGCACGTCTAATACATCTTTGACATTTACGCCGTTACGCCTCTGCTCAACCGACCCTATTACTCTTGATATAAAATGCTTAGATTTATCTGTTATCTTTATTCCATTGCTTGTAATAGTGCCTATTAAGTTATCATCAATTTTTTTGCTGATACTTTTATATAATTCAAATGTAGCCAAAGGAGATAATTCACCGGATTTTATTGAACTCGAATAAGATGTAAACTGTCCCCACTCTTTTTTATTATACCTCATTTTCACAAATTCGTCAATAGTAGGCGCATTTAGTCCTAGAATTGTTACATATTTATTAAATAACTTACGGTCATTATCTGATATAGAATCCTCAACATATTTATTTTTCCATTCTGCATATTTTATATCACCCGGCACTGAGTATATATCCCCATCCTTGTCCCTCGCCGCCCTTGTTTCATTGACCGTAAATTCATCGTTAAAATACGGTATTGCAACAGTCCGGCAACGATTATGAAAAGGCGGTGCCGTAATCCCCGGCTTATACTCGGATACTAAAAAATGTGTCCCGTCTATATGTTGGCATATATCAGATGTTTTGTTATCTAAAGTTGCGTCGTTCTGATATTCTTTAACTCCCATTTCTCTAAATCCGTCCAATGTAGATTTTGATTTGAAAAATGCTGTTTCTGTCAATACAAGATTTTCGGCTTGATGTTTCTTCACCTCAAATCGTTTTGCTATCTTAGCGGCTATTTTTTTAGGCTGCTCCCCTCTGATAACTGACTGTGTTAACGTTGTTTCAAGTTCTCTCACAAGCTGGGGTCTATGAGTACCCCAAATTCTTTCACTGAAATTTTTGCCGTCGGGTGTCCAGGGCTTATGTATATAGTTTTCAATTAATTTTGTATCTAATTTTGCAAAGCTGCTCCCTACTCCAAAACCCTTTTGTATTTCAAAAATAGAACGATAATAGGTATCTTGATATATGTCAGTTATAAGATTGCTTATATCATCTAACTCATTACCCATTAATACCTCAACCTGATTCTGCATTTGTATTCTAAGGCTCTCTAGACGATTAATATGTACCCTAGCACTAACATTTTCAAGCTGTTTTACCCACTGTTTATTTAGGGCGTTTTCTTTGCCTTTCTGTATATACTCTTCCACAGTCCATTTAAATTCTTTAAGTTCTTTTGCATTTAATAATCTTTTTGCTTCTGTAAATGTTATTTTATTGTTTTCAGCAAATCGCATATACCAGTTATTTATATCGTTTGTTACCGTCTGCACAGCTTCATTGTACTGTTTTTCAAGATTGTGAAAGTATTCTATATTTTTATTACTTTGTACTTTTTCAAGATACAAAAAACGCCCCGACCAATATTCGCCGTTGCGTTTAAGTAACTTTTCTATTTTTTCATTCTTCGGCATTTCCTAAATCACCGCTTTCACCTCTTAACCGTCCAATCGCTCCGGTATAATCGTCAACAAGCGTTTCGTTATATTCTTCTTTTATCCTGTCTAACTCTTTTTGTACGTCATCTATCCAGGGAACTTGTGAAATTAATGTTCTTTGTGAAATTTCAACGCCTAACCCTTGTAACATTGTCATTATTTCACTTTCGTTCATCATCATGTCACGGTTGAATATAAATTTAACTTTGTTATTAGTATAGTCTTTTCCTGTGGTGTTATATAAATACATGTTTACAAACCATAACAATTCTTTTAAAGACCGTTGAAATTCTAACTCCATTCCGTTAGCGTCAAGGTCAATATCGTTATATATACTCTGTATGTTCATCTGGTTTGCGTTACCGCCTAACCTATCATCTTTAGCGTCATAACTCATCGCATTTTCTATTAACGCCTTTTTCAACTCGTCTAAAATAGCCTTATAATTAGAACTGTCAACTTTAACTTCTAGCGTATCCACTTTCCCATCAATACCAGCCACAGAACGAATTTTAACAGCACCATATTGAGCTATATTATGTCGAAACTCAGCCAAATCTGTGCCGTCATAATTTAATAAAACGTAAATAGTATTATACGGGTCCTGCAACATGTTATCTTCAAAATTAGACATAATCATGTTTATTGCGTCCTGTATTGACTGCACTCTATCTAACAACGGCTGTTCTTCATAATTATATTTAAATGGTATTAGTGGTATTCTGTCCCAACTTAACGATATGGTATTATTCTCTTTATCTTCATAAGTCAAGTAAGGTTTAGGGTCGTGTTCCGCATCAGGTACCAGCCTTCCATTTTCGTATATATAATATTCAATACCATTTGGCAGGAATATATCAACATGTTCAACATCTTTTTCGTTTTCTCCCTCATATGTAGGCACAACGTACATTCGGCACGCCATATCTACACATCTATGTTCATCTTCACTCCAAAACGGTAACATCTCATAACCTGAATATATTTTAGTGGCAAATTCTCCTCTATCATTGATGTATGGATAAATCCACGATATGCCACAATTTAAGGCGTTTTTTGCCGTCTGTTTAAGTTTTGCATGGAAATTCTCGTCGAATATTTTATTTAACTCATCTGCGTATTGTTCTTCATCTGTATCAATAGCTATAGGTCTGCCACACAAAAAATTTGACTTTTGGTCTACCGCTTTTCGATATTGATTATTAACTATTTTCGAGTTTGGCAAATGGTGTTGTGTAGTTACTTGACCGCCCTCATCTATAGAAACTCTTTTTTTATTGAGAATGTCATGCTTGCCGTCGTAATAATCTATACCTTTAAGCATTCTTTTTCTTTTTTTACTATTCTTATATTTTTTTAACTCTAACTCTGCTATTTTCTTCATTGTGGGCGTTTGGTTTGCGCCTTTAGATATAATGTTGATAATTCTTTTTGTTTCGTCGTAAAGGTTAAACATATTATCCTCCTATCATTTAAAACTATACACATCTCCCTCTAATTTGGGAATTACTGCATATCTCATAGCGTCCATTAAGTGATTAAATTTGTCTATAGGCTTATTAATACTTTCTCCGTCCTTCTCGGCGTATGAATAGTTATTAATTTCATTGATGAAATTTTTACATTTAGGGTGAATAATAAAGGTGAAATTCATTAATTTTTGAATGCCATACATTACTTCATTCTTGTATGCCCCCTCTATTCTTGATAGCCCTAACTGTCTAAGCTCTTCGATTGACTGAGGAACAGCGCTATCAGCCATAATTTTTTCTTTTGCGTACCCCATTGATATAACTTTAGGAGCTAATTCCATATTGGTTAAACCTCTTTCGTACAATTCATCGAATACATATATCTCCTTATTTTTTTCATCAACCAACCCACAGAATAAAGCTGATGGGTCGTTAGTATATCCAAAGTCGAGACCAAAGACTGACATAACACCGGGTCTTTTACTTATCTCGTGAACGTCAAAAAACTTTTCAATAAACTTTTTATAAACAAGACCTTTTAAAACTCCCCAGTTACCTAAAGTGTACACATTATGAAAATACGGGTCACTCTCATCTTCCAAGTTTTCAATATCCTGCTCTGTCAAAAATATATTATCTTTATATGTTGTTTTAAGTATTGATACCTTATCATCTTCGTATTTCCTAATATCATCGTTTACCTTACCATCAAAAAAATCATTATATATCCAATGCAGCTTAAATATAGGATTAAAAGCCATTATTATATTTTTTCTGTGTGTTGACGGTCCACGCAAACGCTTTTTAAGCTGTAAGTAATCATCTCTTTTTATTTCTGTAGCTTCTTCTATAAATATTTTGGATATTACCCCGTACTGAGGTGTTACACTTTTAAGTTTTTCAACATCATCAAGACCAGCAAATAATATTTGAGCACGGTTAAATTTATTGGTGATAATCATATCTGACATATTAATGTTATACAAAGTGCTAACTCCCATATTGTATATACACTTTATAATCTCGTTGAATACCGACCTTTTCATCGTCCGTGCGACTTCACGACATACAAGCCAATTACACCCATTCAAATTATCCACAACTATTTTTTGTGCTAAAAAAAATGACTTGCCGCTTGACGACCCGCCATAATATATTTGTGTAAACTGTGGCTTATTAAAATATGGTATATATATCTTATTAGCCTTTATATCAATATTCATTATACTCTTCCATATCTTTATCCGTAGCTGGAGTTATGTTAATTATTATATTTTGGTCTTGTGTGTTATCCTCTGCCGTTGGCTTATCTCTCCATTTATCAGGCTTACGGTTTTTAAGCCAGAATATTTGCGCCGTAGTATCCCCGGGTATATGCTTTATGGTAGTTATGACCTTTTTACCGCCTATACCGTTTTCCTCAACTTTTGTTTCTTCAACCATATAACCTAGCGCTCGTTTAAGCAACGCATTTTCAACTTCTAAATCTACGACCTCTTTTCCCTTTTTTAAGGCCTCCGCAATCTCAGGATACTTTAGTTTCCACTCATACAGTGTACTACAAGCTATTCCTACATTTTTAGCTATTTGTTCATCTATCAATCCGCTCTCGGCCCATTCTCCCAACAATGCTAATTTTTCAGGTTTTAACCACTCTTTATATTTTCCATTTGCCATAACCTCACCATTTTCCCGCATGCTTTAATTGTAATATTGTCTTTAACGCTGTTACATCTGGGGGAATATATTTTCTTATTACTTTAATTCTCCCGGTACTTTCATTATTTTTATTTTTTATAAACTCTTTTTCCTCTACTTCAAAACCATAAGCACGTTTTTCTAATGCTTCTTTTAATTTGGAATCTATTCCCACTTGACATTGCACCTCTATCTTATGTATAATGGTGCAGATAGTAATCCCGGGAAGGGCTATCTGCGTTAGAGGTGTACTCTCTGGCGTAGGCGTGGGGTAGTGGCTTACCCCACGTCACCTTAGTTTACTTTTTAGTTTTACCGAATACTTTGTCGTAATAGTTTCTTTTTTCTATATATTCATTTTTCATCAACCCTGAAAACGATGAATTCTTAAAATGTTCATATTCCCCTGCCTTTTGGCTTATTGAATGGAACACTTTACCCGTACCATTTTCACACATTGTCGGAGACGGTACGCCTACATCACCATTTTCAAAATGGTTTATGTTATATCTATTTCCTGTAAATCCATCCAGACCATCTATTCCACAGCAACACAAACTATCACCCATACTTCTAAGCCTATTTTCCCCTGAGTAAAATTTCAATCCGTATTTATGAGCCTGTAATTTCAACTCTTTAAATCTTGGCTCTAATACTTTTAACGGGTAACATATATCACCGCCAACCTTTTCTAATCCTTTTTTGGATTTTAAAAATTTCATACCCTCTACAATAATACCGTAAGCGCCGCATTCAGCGAATCTTTTAATGCTTCTCATAATGCTGTTATGTACTTCTGCCATATATGGCTGTATTCTCACTATTGTGCGCTTATGTTCAGAGAGCTTTTTTATCATTTCCAATCGTCCTTCGAATGGAGGCGCTCCCTCTTCTAATTTGTCATATTCGCTGCAAACAGCAGATATTTGAATGACACAATTACACTTTTTTATCAAGTCCAAATACTCAGGCTCAACAATAATCCTCCCTTTTGTTGATACGATAAACGGATATTGGGTTTCAGCAAATACTTTCAGACATTCAAGCGATGATTTGTATTCTTTTTCTATTGGCTGAAATGGGTCGCTGCAACCGCCCCAATGTAACGGTATATTCCAATCACACCAATTAGTTTCATTGTTTCTGTTACCCTCTATAAATGACCTTAACGCTTTTACCGTCTCATTTTTTGAAATCTCCACTAAATCAGATTTTTTCTCACAAAACAATATTTACACATGTGACTGCAACCCTTGTATGTATCAAATCTTATTGGCACATCACATATTGTTACCTGACTACCGCAACTAGGCACTATTCGCACACCTCTTTTATAATAATATTTGCAAGCTCTTCACGGTCGAGACCGTTTATAGTCTCTTTATATTCATTCGGAAAGACTAAAGTCCTTGTAAATGTTTCTGTGTTGTGTGTACTTTGGAATTCTTCGTCCGACATAAGGTCATCTATATAACTTTCGGATTCAATAAACTCAAATTCTGTTATATCCAAACTTATTTCTTCAAGCTCTTTTTCCAGTTTTTCAAAATCCCATGTCGAATACTCAGCTGTCTTATTATCAACTAGCCGAAATGCTTTAATTTGCTCTTGCGACAAATCATCTGCCACAATACACGGTACAGATTCACAGCCTATTTTTAACGCTGCCTTATACCTTGTATGTCCTGCAACAATTACATTGTCACTATCAATTATAATCGGTACCTTAAAGCCAAAATCCTTTATGCTAGCCGCTACTTTGTCAACAGCTTCATCGTTATTTCTCGGATTATTTTCATATGGCTTAATTTCATCTATTGCTTTATCTATAATTTTCACAACTTATTACCTCCGTTAACATCACAGCCGCCCACCCCACAGCATTTTTTATGATGTACAATTCCCACGTGTCCTAAATCAAAAGAGCCGCCCCAAGGAGGAAAACGGCTCTTTAACAAAAATATATAAAAGGGAAAAAACTACTTTGCATACCTTTCATAATACAATTATAACATGTATTTTCGGGAATTTCGGGAAACTT